GGAACAATAGAAACCCAGCTGGTATCCGTGGCAATCGCTGAAGCCATTAGAGGAGCTGAGTTGACGACAGCATTGGTGTCGTCCATCATCGTAACCTGGAATCCATCGGCCATGCTGCCTGCGATCACGTAGCCCTTTGAAGCCATGTAGTTCTCCATATCGTCGAGATCGAGAGATACGTTATCCAGGGTAATGAACTTCTGGGACATAACTCCGCCATCGCCAACATCGAACACAATGTTTCCAAGAGTTGCGCCATCCTTGCTCAGGACAGGAACCTTCTGTTGCTGAACAGTGGACGATACTGTTCGTCCGTCCGACATTGTCGACGTGTAGAAGAACGGAACTCCATTTGCAATCCGTGTAGGAACAACGTCGACTACTGGGTCTCCGTTCTCCGCCACTGTAATCGCAAGGTAGCTCTGTCCGCTCTCCACCTGGTTCTTAACCTTGTAGTCGTTTACAATGCTGTTTATAGCATCGACTGGGTTCATGCCCAGGAACGTCTCGCCAGTGTACCGTTCGGTGAGGATGCGCTGCTCTTCAGCTGTCAACTGCCATAGCTCAGTCTTGCCCCCGAACTCGTTTGGATCTGGGACAAATCCGTTCATGATGCTAAGAATGGCATCGCCGGAAACGTCTCGAGCGCCAGACTCTGCGATCTTCGCAGCGTGTCGCCTGTAGCCCTCGACATTAACAATCGGGCTTCCGTACCCGGCGAGGTTGTCCCCGATCATGTCGTAGCCGCTGTTATAGGCGTCGCCAACATCATCGATGAGTCCGGCATTGCGCTCGACGCTGTCGTTCCAGTTGTCAAGCATTGACTTGAGTGATGACCTGATTCCGATTGACAGCGTCGGGTCGCTGATCAGCGCCTTAAGCTCGTCGCTTGTGTCAGTAATGAATGTGTACCATGCGCGACCAGAAATGGCGCTGTCGCCAATCGTGACGCCAGCCCGCGCTCCGGCCGTAAGGATTGTGTTCTGCAGGGCCAGGTCTAGGCCAGAGAATGCGGCAACAGTGTTCAGTGCGTCACCGTTCAGCAGCTTCGCTGCGTCCTGGGCTCCAAGACGGCCCTCCCGGACCGCTGCGTTCACCGAGTCTTCGATTGCTGCTGAGAGCTTTCCGGCCCTGCGAACAAGCACCTTCTGCGCCTTGTCCAACATGGCCCGCTTTGCCTCGGCTGCCGCTGCCTTCTGTGCTGATACGATGTACTTCTGGATGGTGCGGTAGTGGCCGCTGTCCTTTGTAATACCCATCTCTTCAGCAACGGCAAGCTGGCGTCGGTAGAATCTGAGGAGAGTTCCGGCGCTGGCGTCCTCGGCTTTGAGGTCGTCGTGCCTGTCGTTAAACTTCGTAATGAACTCTTCGACTGTGTACTTCATTCGAGTGGCGTTGTCTGGAGAAAGTGCCTTGGCCTCGCGCAGGAACCCAAGGTACTCCTCCAAGCCAATCTTCTGACCAAACGCGTAGGTACCGTTCTCGTATGCCTTCTGGTATACGTTCATCTCAGTCGCAATTGCATTTGCCCGGAACTGAATCAGCTCTGCACGCAGGCGATCCCGCTCAGTCGTGCCTTCCGGGTACGCCGCCATAGCAGCCGCGTACCAGGCCTCAACCGCTGCCCGGTCGACAGCCTGATCGCCGTAGGTGGCGTCGTAAGAAGCGCTGTCCATGTTCGCCTCAAAGGCTGCCAGGATTGCGCTCTTCTGAGCGGCCTGCTGCTCCTTGAGGATGTTGTAGATGAGAAGCGTTAGATTCTGCGTGCCCGATGTGGCTCGGCGGAACCGTGCTCGGCGCCTAGCTCGAATAGCCATTATTCCTCACTCCCATTCTCTTCCGGCAGTGTCATATCCATCGGGAGTTCGGCCCCAGCTTCGGCGTTAGCCGGCAGGGACTCCTGTGGAGCGTTGGCTGCGTTCTCAAACTCTGACATCCCCTCCGCCGCCGTAAGCGGTGGATTGAGTGTCCTGTATGCGTTCATGGACTGTTGCTGGGCCTGGAGCTGCGCTGCCGCTTGCTGCTCCTGTGCCTGTAGCTGCTGCATCTGGACGCCCTGCGCCTGCAGCTGCTGGAACGTCTGGAGCAGGTTGGCCATCGTGAGGACTGCAGCAGGGTTGACCGTTGCGTCAGTCTGCTCGTCGCGGATGACATCAAGCTCGCCCTCTGGGTCCTCTACACCCACGCGATCCATTGCGCGTTCAGCGCTCCAGATGCGGTTCTGCACCAGGTTGATTGCCGTCTGGGCAAGCTCGAGCGTGTCTCGTGGCGTGAGCTCAGGCGGTACAATCTCAAGTCGATGCTGGCCCTGGATGATCGAGCGGATCGCCGGGTCCTTAGCCTCCCAGACAGATGCTGCGAGGGTCCACAAGTCCTTGATCCACTGGTAGAAGAGCTTGCGCTTTGGCGCAATGCGCGACTCATAGTTAGCAATAAGCGAAGCGATTGCCTTGGACGAGCCAAGAACGCTCGTCGGAGCAAGTCCGAGGAGCAGATCGTTGAGCCCAGTCACCACGGCGATTTCTCGGTCGATACGCTTGTTGTAATCTTCGATCTGGAACTGTGGGATGAACGGCTGCAAAGCTCGAAGTTCGTTGCCTGGCCCTGGGGCCGCGACCTTGTTCGGCTTAGGAAGCGCGTTCGGCGGCACCTCGTCTGGTGCCTCAGCTCCTACGAGTTGCCACATCTGTCCTCCGACAACAGACTGGATCATCTGTGCCTGGTTGGTGATGCGCTCGTCCTTCTCGCGGAGAAGCTGCTCGACGTCATAGAGCTCTGGCTTGCCGTATGGGCTTCCAGGAACTTTGCCATTCTGGAGCAGGAGGTATGGGATTCGGCCCTGGTACTCAGTGTGCTTGCTGTGCTTTACGAGAGTGTTGCCGACGTAGATGGCGTTCCACACGATTGGTGGCTTGCCTGGGGACGTGGGCTCCTTGTACCAGTAGTCATAGACCTCGACCTGAAGCTGCTCGTAGACGGTCTCTCGTCGGAGCGGGTTTCGCTCGAACTGGTTCTGGTATACGGTGCCGAGCGGATCGTCGTGCGTTCCGGACGTGCTGTAGCCGTACCACTTCTCTCCCTGCTTCACAGGAATGATGTCGACGCCGTAGTCCTCCTTGACTGCTTGTGGCGAGAGGCCGTAGCAGTACAGGGCCCAGTCTAGGCGAGTATAGTCTGAGTTACCGAAGCCCATGTATAGGTTCTCCGGCTGCTCGATGATTGTGATCTCTGGCTGCTTTGTGATGTTGTTCCAGAAGATCTTGGCGGCCGTGTATCCGTAGAGGCTCTTAGTGAGAGCTGCCATCTCGAGCTTGAGATCCATCTCTCGCGACTGCCACCATGCGAAGAAGAGCCGCTCGCGGTTGGAGGCAAGTGCGCGTGCCTCCTCGCTAGAGTTCTCTGGCACGTAGTGGATGACTGGCGTCACTGCCTGCAGCGATGCGGGGATGTTCACATAGGCAGGGTGGACGTTGACAGAGACGTGGGCGCGGCCGGCGAGGCGGGCGCTTGGGTCCTCTGCCCAGTGGTCAGCACCGCCGAGCGTGATAGTATCCGGATGGTACATCCGGTCGAACCGTCGGAACATGCTGCGGAGTCTGTTCTGCTCTGGCTCCAGCTGCTGCTTGCGAGTTAGGATCTCTCCGTAAAGCTTGAACTCTTCGCTCTCCTGAGGGTTGATGTCCAGCATCTCCATTGACTTCTGGAGCATCTTGACAGCATTCTGCTGCTCTGGTGTGAGCTTGTCGATGTCAAGCGGCGTATACTTCTTGTTGATTGGCTTGACCTTGCCACCGTAGGAGACGTTGACGATGGACGGAGAGGTGACGATATCGCCAGGAACGCCAGTGTTTGCCGGACCAGAAGGAGCTGCCTTTCTAATCTCGCGGGCAATCTGAGCGGACGTCTGGGTCTTGATCCCCTTGCCGGCCTGCGGCATGCGCTCGACAATGACTTCACCCTTGGATATACGCTTCGCTTTGTCAAGCGCATCCCCAAGTGCCTTAATCTGCGCCGGCGTAGCGACATCTGGGTCAGTCGTGTACTGCCCTGGTACGCCTTCGCCATTGACGTACGTCTTTGGTATTCCTCTAACTTTAGCCATTATTCAGCAGCTCCAAAGTAGGAGAAGGCCATATTTGCGACAGCCTTCTCGGGATTCCTAATCGCGTATCGCACGGCGATTGCGAGGGCCATGACGGCATCCTGCTCGATTCGCTTGTCCTCAAGCTTGTAAGCAAGCATCTGCCTTCTTAGGTCCTCCCATACTCCGCCTCGTGGGAACTTCAGGTTCCCCCGGTCGACGATTGCCTTGAGGTCGTTTAGAAGCTCTAGCTTCTTCGACTTGGTCCCGCCGAAATCGAAATCCCGGAGGGGCTTGATGATTGAGAACTCCTCGCGGAAGAGCTTGCCGCCCATGCCGGTGGAGTCCACGATTGTCGTGCACTGTGCGCCCGAGCTGTAGAGCAGGTGCCCTTCCCGGACCATATTCACGACTGCGGTAATTGTCTGCTTCCCACCGCGCTTCCTGGCTCGAACGCCCCGCATCATCTTGCGGTTCGTGATATCGAGTGTGATCGCCCATGTTGCGTCGGACGAGATGCCAGGGTCACAACCCTGGACGTAACGGTGAGCCGACTTTGGCGCTTCCTCGAACTCTATCGAGCTGTCGAAACAGGCCTCCACACCCAGTGATGAGAAGAAGGCCTTACGGGATTCTATGAAGTAGCCGTCCACGTTTTGCGGAATTAAATACTCCGCCTGCTGGCGCACTACTGCGTCGAAGTCCTGCTGCTTCAAGCCGAAACCGATGTTGTCTCGTGTTGACATCCGGAAACTGATAAATTGCGGGTCCCGGTTGGGATTTTCTGGGTTTCCCATTTCCCACAGGTCCGAGTAGTCGTTGAAACCTTCCGTTGGAGTTCCGATGAAATGAAGAGGACCTCCGGTCGAGAGACGACGTAGGTTCAGAACTTCCTGGTAGATCGTTACCAAGTGCGGCTCGAAAGCTGCCTCGTCGAACGAGATTCCGTTCATGTCCTTGCCCAGGAGCGCTTTCGCCTTGTCCTGAGTCGTTCGGAAGTGGATGCTGGCCCCGCCCAAGATCGGACTGAACTTCACCCACAGGTACTCTCCTCGATATCTCTTCTCAAAGTCGGCAATCTTGCCGAACTCCTTGGTTAGCGGGCATCCCTGGCCCTTCTGGGCCGGGTGGACGCCCTGCAAGAT